CCGAAATTTCAGATTAAAGTGCGAATATTTTGTTAGCGCCACTAGAGAATCGTACTGTTATATCCCCGCCGTTTGGAAGAATAGGTAGACCAGACGCAGAATCAACATATGCAATTAATCTCGACGTGGTGTTACCACCTTGTATATCGGTGTGGTATATGATTAACGCTTCACAGTTAGCACCAGACACTGACGTAAAGCTTGCATCATCAGCATCAAACACGCCACTGGCAATTGTTTTGCTTTGAAGATTGGCTGTTGCTACTACTGCGCTGTTAGGTATATCTGCTCTATCCTCATGCGCGCTGCTAAAAGTGTAGACGTCAGTATCCACTAACGCGATAGTAATCGTGTTACTCGACAGGTTCAAATTACCAGCAAGGAAATCTTCCTTTGCTTTGGGATATAATACATTAGCCATCTAGCGTCTCCAAGTATTAATTAAACGCCACCAGCATCGCCAGTGGTACCACCTTGTACACGCCAGTAATCATACTGGAATGTAACAGCATATTCTTGAATACCTTCAGCATCCCACGAAAGATCGATAGGAGCAATATCTGAGCACCAGAGTCCATCGAACTCGTATACTCTTAATACTGAACCATCTTTCGCAAACTGCTTAACAATTGCTGTAGACTTGTATGAAGTTGGACTTGCACCTGTAGTTCTGAGATTACCCTCAAAAGTGTTAAGCTGGTTATTCCATTCTTCAATAGCGTTTCTAATCAAAAAGTCTTCATCGTTAATGATGGTAGGTGTCCAAGCGTCAAATGTTCTATTACCAGCTACCTTTACTTGACGACCAAAATATGAAATAGGAATAGTTCCTACTGTAGCTCCTGGAAGCTGAGCTGCTCTACACATAAATGGTGTCTTCAAATCTCCAGTCGCATTGATTGGATTAAAGATCTGAACTTCGAATAAGGAGGGACGAGCCCCTCCAAATTCTAGTTGACCTCTAAAGTCGCTTACGTTAAAAGCCATGTTATTCTCCTTAAGATATATCTCTATTTATATGTTTATGGTTAACCGTTTAGCCTTGGCCAACAATTTCGGAGAATTCAACACCAGTCCTAACTGCAACAAAGTTGAGTTGAATATAGTTGATTGAACGATTTGGCTTGATATAGATATCACCTACAAATTCGTTACGATCAATTACACTACCGGTGTTATTCGTTTCGTCACATACGACTCGGAAGTCTGTGACACCGCGTCGACCTTTAACGTCACGCAGGAATGGCTCTACAAGATTTCTAAACTGAGCTCTTGTAAACTCGTCGTTGAATTCAAACAACGTTGAGTTGGCTGCAGTTGAGATAGCCTTCTGTAATACAATGAACAATCTTCGGACATTGATTCTATCGAATGCACCAGGTTGATCGACGAGAGTCTTATCACCGTATAGTACAGTACCTTGTCCAGGGAATGTAACTACTGGGTTAACGCTGCTCTTGTACAGAGTATCACGCTCAGATTTTCTTGGATTCCAAGCCATCTTAACAACGTTCTTGATATTACCGCGGTTGAAGCCAGCTGGTGAAAACCAAGGATCTCTGACTGAGTCAGTTCGAACCATCAGTCCAGCGGTGTCACCATTACATGGGATCCATCTGTAAACGTCATTGTACTTGTCGTATTGATATTTCCATCCACTGTCCATTACAGCATATGTGCTAGAAGGCAGACTATCTCGGTATGCTACAACATCTGCTACTTCTTTGCCTTCGTATGATGCATTGTTTACGACAGTGCTGCTTGGAGGCGACAGGCATACTAAACAGTCTTTACGAACTTCTGCAATGCTATTAATTGCGTGAGTTGCAACTGTTTGGCCTTGACCTGCTACCATGATGAAGGACAGATCAACGTCTTCGCTGTTCTTGAACTTATCAAGTGCAGTGTTTACTTCACCAGCAGTAGCCGCAGAACCATCTGCTCCATTAACCATGGATACTGTTTGAACAACGGATGGTGTACCGTATGCTACGTTGTTAGAAGCAGAACCAGCGTTAGTGTTGCTACCATTATGGGCAGCCCACCAAATATACTTGGATCTATTGTTTACTACATCTTTATAGTAGTTTGTTGCACCGGTTGTATCTTTGGCATCGGAGGCTTTTGAAACATTTTCAAATACTTCCAGAACAGTTCCTTTGATACCTGACCACAATCCGTCTTCGTCCACAACAGCAATGTGCATTGCATCATTGGTGCTACCTGTGTTAGTAGCGTGCTGAGTAGTACCAGGAGCTCGGCTAGTGTTGCCTGAGTATTCCCATCGACGTACAAGACTTGTGTTAGCAGAAATAGTAACACCAGTATATGCTGTAGCAAGTGTAACACTTGTACCATTAGCTGCTACAGATGATACTTTAACGTCTTGCTTAGTACCAAGCGTTGGACCTAATTCTAAAATATCTCCAGCAACCAAGTCACCGGCTACGTTAGCGGATGTTGTTAGTGCTGTAGAGTTAGCTGTAATAGTATATGTGCCACCCAACGTGTTCTTGAACGCATCAGAACTAGGACATACAGAAACTTTTAAAGAGTTGCCCAACGCGCCAGGATATTTTGCAATCCAATCGCCTACGTTGCTGATACCACTATTATAATTGTTTACATAGTCGTCGGAATTTTTAATTAATGTTGTAGCTGAGTTACCAGCATTACCAGTCGCGTTCTTAAGACCAGTAGAATTCGTTCTTACAACATAGAGGGCATTACCGTAGCTAAGAAAGTTAGCTGCAGTAAAAAACGTTTCGTAAGTGTCTGTGTTTGGCTTGTTGAATTGTGATACCAGCTGGTCTTCAGAGGTAATAAGTGTTCTCTGCTCAACTGGACCCCAACGAAAATGACCTGCAACACCGCCTTCTGTAGTAGAGACGGAAGGTACTACAGTAGTCAAATCAACTTCACTGACGTTAACGCCAGGCGATACTTGAAATGGCATTGTGTTATCTCCTTATATAGGGTGTTTGATTCTTTTTTATTTATAATAGGTGCGATTTCAACGTCTCACCACTTTTCTGTGATCGTGTCTGCAGGAGGTAATGACCATCCTAATCTATCTGTATCAATATTTATAACGTTATCATCCTCATGACCGTCATCTATAAAACCGAAAGGAAGCATTTCGTCCTCTATCATTTTTTGATTGTCTTCAAATAATTTCTTACGTAAATCGCTATCTGTCAGCTCTTTAAAGTAATCCTGCCTTATTAGCCATGAGAACAGTACAGTACACATTACAACATCATCATGAAAGCCTTCGTCTGCTGCATAGCTTTCTTTTATTTGTACAAAGTT